GTTAAAGCGTTTGCGTCCGGAGGCCTTGGATACGAAGTGTACGCGCTACCGGTTGCCGACGCGGATGCGGCGGTCGCCGCCTCCGGTGATATCGCGGTGACGGGAACGGCTACAGCATCCGGCACGCTTGCTCTGACCATTGCGGGCGAGGAGGTTGACGTTGCGGTCAGCTCAGGCGATACCGCTACCAACGTCGGCGACGCAATCGAAGCGGCGATCAATGCCGACCTGACCCTGCCCGTCACGGCAGCAAATACGACCGGCACCGTAGCAGTTACCGCAAAGTTTTCAGGCGCGGCCGGTAATCAGATATCAATGGATATCAACCGCGCGGCACTGGACGAAACACCCGCAGGGCTCACGGTAACGGTTGACGCTAACCTGTCAAGCGGCGCGACGAATCCCACGCTCGATACCGCTCTCGGAAATCTCGGCGATACATGGTACACCGAGATCGTTTGTCCGTATCAGGACGATACATCGCTCACGGCGATCGAGACCGCAGGCGCAACCCGCATCGGTCCCGGAGTCAAACGGCCTTTCGTTGCTTTCGTCGGATACACCGATACCCGCGCGAATCTCTTGACCGCTCTCGGAGCCGCAGGAAGCCGCACTCGAAACAGCGAGTTTACCTCATATATTCCCGTACACGGATCGCCAACGACGGCGTTTGAGATCGCCGCATCGTTTACGGCAATGTTTGCACAGCGACAGGCGGCGAGCGTGGGGCGGCCGGTATACGGCTACTCAATCCCGCAGGTCCGCGCAGGCGACACCAACGACCTGACCTACAGCGTCAAGGACGCGGGGATCAAGCTCGGCGCATCATACACGATGAACGCAGGCAGCTCGGTTGTGGCCGGTGACATCGCGTCAACCAGGATCGAGACCAACGCAGGCGTTGCAACAGCGGCGTATCGTTTCGTATCGGATTACATGCCTGGTCTACAGCTCAAGATCAACGACCTTGAGACGACCTTCGGCGTGGCACCGTTCACAAACGCTACCGTAATCGACGACGGCGCACCGGGCGGAATCGCAAATGCGGTACGGCCTTCCACGGCGAAGAGCTACGCGGTGCAGCTTGTCGATCGCTGGCAGTTGCTTGGAATCACAAAGAACCGCGACGACGTTGTGGCCGGAATCGTCGCAGAGATCAACGCAGGCAACGCGGGACGAATTGATATCAGCATCCCTGATGACTTCGCTCTCGGTCTTCGCATCACCGCCGCTCTCATCGAGTGGGATTCTTAAGGAGGCTATGTAAATGGCTAACACAGTACGCGGCGGTGACATCCGCCGATTCATGTTCAACGGCGTTGAGTATTCGCCCGCAATGGACGCCGAATTTTCCTACGTACCCGGATCGAACGGGCGGCAGGAAATAGAGACAACCCTCCTCGGAAACGGGGAGGTCGCGTCTACCGCGCGGATTCGTCCGGTGGGTATCACGTCCGGTACGCTTTCGGTCCGCCCTTCAAACGGCGACGTTGAAAGCCTGCACCGCGATAACGACGGTGAAGAACACCCGTGCGTGATGGAGCTTGCCGACGGTACGACATATTCCGGTTCGCTTGTCCTTAACGGCGAGATGATACCGGACAGCATGGGGCAAATCGAGTTTGTCGCCATCGGCCGAAAGTTCGAGCGGATTTAATGGCTGAATACAAAGTTTCCGAGGACGTAGCGCAGGCACAGCTTGACGCGATGGAAGCGGAGTACGGCGACATCGACCCAACGAGCGCGGAGGTTGTCTTCCGCGCTATCCGCTCGGGCCTTGTCGATTTTGACGAGGCGACCGGTCAAACGACCTACCACCTACAGCGACCGCCCGAGACCGAAAGCAGTTTCGACGTGACACAAGTGACACTAAGCGAGCCCGACGGTAATCAGATGGAGAACCTCGCCAAAGGCTTGGAGATCCGCGCGGGCAAAGACGGCACAGCGACCGCCGACCCGTCTTACATGGTCAAGCAGGCAATCAACGTAGTCGTCTACCTCGGCGGATGGCCGACAAAACTCGCCCGACAGATCAAGCGCCGCGACCTTCTCAACATGGAGGCGCTTTCCTCTTTTTTCGCATAGTGCCGACTGACCAACTACACCACATGCTGTGGGAGGTCGGCGCACGGTTTGGATTTTCATCAAACGAGCTTTGGGATATGAAGTTTTCCCGGCTCTCATTTTGGCACACCGGAGCGCGTAAGCTCTACGAGGCGGAGACGAATGCCGCGCAATCAAGCGACAGTCAACACTAAATTCACAGCAACCGACCGGATGCGCGGACCTATGCAACGGATGTCTCAGTCCGTCCGCCGGTTCGGCCGTATCGCGGTTGCGTCAGTAGGTGCCGCCGCCGCCGTGACTCTGCGGGCTACGATGCGCTTCGCCGAGGCTGGCGATGAGATTGCAAAGATGGCGCGTGAAGTCGGGCTCGGTGCGGAAGCGTTGCAGGAACTCCGATTCGCCGCAGACCGCCAAGGTGTCAGCGCTGAGGATTTAGACAAAGCTCTCGGCGCTCTCAACAACCGCGTCGGTCAGCTACGACAGAATCAAGGCTCACTATTCACGATGCTTAATCGGTCGAACCCGGCGCTTGCGGAACAACTGCAAAACGCCGAGGACACCGAGGACGCTTTTATGGTGATGATGCAAGCGCTCAACGACACCGCCGACGCGCAGGATCGCGCGGCACTTGCGCAAGCGGCGTTTGGTCGATCCGGTCAATCACTTGTCCGCATCGCTGAGGCAGGTGCGGGCGGGATCGAAGCGCTACGCCAAGAAGCGCGCGACCTCGGGCTCGTTCTATCAGAAGAAGCAACCGCGCAATCTGAGAAGTTCCAAGACGCAATGACGAATCTAAAGGCGGCTATGAATGGCGTGCGCAACAATGCACTTGCGCCACTCGTTTCGCAGTTGACGCCGCTCATTCAGCGTATGGCAGATTGGACAGCGGCGAATCAAGAATTGATACAGCAAGGGCTTGAATCCGCAGTAGATAGGATCATTGAAGTATCCCGCACGCTCTATGAGATGTGGGACAATGGCGTAATCCCGGCGATACTCGCGGCGGTTGTTGCATTCAAGGCTATAACCGGCGCGCTCGCATTATACAACACCACGATCGTGGCGGCACGGGCGGCGACTATGCTTTTCAGCGCGTCGGTCATGAGCGTCCCGGTTTTCGGGTGGATCATTGCCGCAATTAGCGCCGTAATCGCCATTATCGTTCTACTTATCAAAAATTGGGACAGGGTGTCAGAGGTTGCGCAAAACGTCGGCGCTGCAATTGCAGGCGCTATGAGCGCCGCCGCCGATAGAGTCCGGTCGGTATGGCAGGGCGTTATTGATTGGATCATGGGCGCGCTTGAGTTTGTCCAGCGCATCATTGATGCGACAATCGGCAAGGTTATTGACGTATTCAATGGCGGTCGAGACGTAGGAGAGCAGGGCGCAGGGCTCGCCATGAGCGGTGGCACGATGGGCCTTGTCACACCAAACACGGCCGGCATCAACTCGCGCACCGAAACGGTCAGCCGATCACAGCTTGACGTAAACTTCGGCAATATGCCGAGAGGCACAAGCGTGCAGCAACGCGGAAGTGCTCCGGGCGTATCCGTCAACTTTGGTGCGGCGGGGGCGGCTTTATGAGTTACCTTGACCGCCTCGCCGAGATGATCTACACCGCACCATCGGGCGCGGCTTTCCGGCTACGATTCACAGACGTTGAGCGCACGCAGGGCAAGAAGGCACCAGTCAGCGAGTTCCCGAATCAAGATCAAGGCGCGGTGCAGGATCTCGGGCAATCAACTCCGCGATACCCTGTCTCGGCGTGGATTGACGGCCCGGACTACGACCTCGTGGCTGATCGCTTTTGGACCGCCTTAAACGAAAGCGGACCCGGCACACTCGACCATCCGCGATACGGCACGATCCAGGTGCTACCCGTTTCGATCTCACAGACGGAATCCTTTGTAAATGGCGCAGGCCGCGCCACGTTTGCAATCGAGTTTGTGCGGTCGGAAGACATCGCACTTGAATACCCGCGAACGGCGGCGCTTGCGCGTCTGTCTGTAACGTCACAGGTTGACGCGGCACAGCTTGCGATTGATAACAGTCTCGCGGGCGTTGAGCTTGAGGAACCCGGCGCACTTGCGGCGCTGAAAGACAACGTTCTCGGCGGACTCGACGCGGTGACATCCGCTTTCGACCGCGTGACCGGAATCACTCAAAGCGTAGCAGCAGAAATACAAGCCACAGTCGATGAAATCACCGGCACGATTGACGATCTTGTACAGGCACCGCTTAACCTCGTGACGGCGCTTTCTAATCTGTACCGCCTGCCCGCCGATGTAATCACCGACGTAAAAAGCAAAATCGACGGATACACCGCAATCGCCGAGACCGTCTACGCCGCCGCAGTTGCTACGACGCTACGCTATGGCGAGCTATTCGGGATCATTCAAGCGGGTAACGTGAACGCCGCCGCGATAGCCGCCGCAGATGCGAGCGCAAGCGGTACGGCAACGACCCGCCGCGATGCAATCGACGCCGCCGAAACACTGCGGGCGCTTGCAGACAGTCAAGCCGCGACGATAGACGCGATGGGCGTGGATGACTACGAGTCATACTACGCAACCCGCCGCGCTCTGACGCTTGCCATTGACGCGCTGATTCGTTCAACGCTCGACCTGCCCGCCGAGAGGGTCTATACCGTTCCCGCAGACACGACGCTCTTGGAGCTTGTCTATTTGCTCTACGGCGTAGACGGTGACGCGGACACGCTGATGGACCGCATCATTGACTATAACGACCTTACAGGCGAGGAAATGTTTATCGTTCCACAAGGCCGAATAGTGAGGTGGTATGTCTAATACCGCGCTCGCACGAAATCAGCTCGGCAATATATCGGTCGCGATTACCGGCGAATTGTTAGAGGTCGAGGGGTGGACGGGCTTGCAGATCGTTCGCGGGATAGATCAGGCGGCGGATGCTTTCTCCTTCTCGTTTCCGTGGGAAGCGACCGAAGAAAACAAACGCCGTTTCGTTGCCTACCGCACAAGCACAGTGCAGATAAAGTATGACAACGAAGTAATCGTTTCAGGCATCGCCGAAAAGTACGAGCCGACATCAAGCGCGGAAGGCGTGACGATGACGCTCAATGGGCGGTCACGCTCCGGCGCGTTGCTTGAGCTTTCCGCCGGTCCGCCTTTCGAACTTGCGGGAACGTTCAACGCGATCGCTAATCAGATCATCCCGACAAAGGCAAGCGGCGGAAATCGCTCGTTTGTAACCGTTCGCGCCGTGCCTGATTTCCTCCTGTCAACCGGAATCGTGCTCAACGTCGAACCGGGTCAAACGATATGGGAAGTGCTATCAAAGATCGCCGCAGGCCGGAATCTATACGCATTCCCGCAACCTGACGGCGGCATCATTTTCAAGACGATCACAGTACCGAGTCCATCCGCAGACATCCGCGAGGGATTGTCACCGGTTATATCGGTATCAACATCAATGGACCTAACGCAACGATTTTACGAGTACATCGTAAGCAACACAAACGGCGGCGATACACTTGTCTATTCTGAGATTGATCGCGGCGTGGCCCCGGACATACGCGCCAAGAAATACACGCAGACCGATCAACCGGGCGAGATCGAGAACGCGGCGAAGTTTGCGCGCAATCGCGGGATCATGGACAGCTACACCTGCACCGTAACCGTTGCCGGATGGACGACCAACGACGGCACGCTATGGGCTCCCGGCATGACGGTAAACGTCTATTACCCGTCCGCAATGATCTACCGCGACAGCCTGTTGATGATTAAGCGCGTCACGATGCAACTGGACGAAAACGGCGGCGCGGTAACGCAACTCGAATTGACGTTCCCGCAGGTGTTCACCGGCGGCGATATCACGCGCGCATTCCCGTACCCGTGGAGCTTGACGCCGTGAACAGGCTTTACACGACCGTCAAAATGATATGGCAGGTACTCAGGACCGCGCCGGGTAAGGCTATCACCGTGCAGGTTACAAACGCACTCGGCGAGGATCGGGAAATCGAATACTACCAACTGCCGGGAATCTCCGCAGGGCCAACGCCGGAAGACCGCGCGGCAACGATCGACATGCAAGGCTACCGCGTAGCGATCGCATCGCACAACTACCGCGTGGAGGTTGAGACCGAAGCCGGAGCGCTGACGATCTACAGCACCAACGCGACAGGCGACACCGTGCAGGCGCGCATTGATCTTGATACAGCGGGCAATATCGACTTGAACGGATCAGCCCGCACGCTCGTTACGCACGCGGAACTCGATATGGCATTACAGGGGCTTGTCAACGCGCTGAACTTACACACACACCCGGACCCGGCAAGCGGTACAAGCGGCCCGCCTTCCGCGCCGTTATCGCTTGATATCTCAGCCGCCGAAGCTGCAACAGTGAGGACCGCATGAGCGATTTGTTTTTGAATCCGACGCTTGACGGCGCGGAGCTTGTAATCAGCACCGGAAAGGTCAAAACGACAAGCGCAATCGAAACGGCTGTGTTCCTCTCGCTTTTCACCCCGCAGACGTGGGGCGACATGGCCCGACCATCAGGCGAGCGGTACAAGTCGCGCGTACCGCAAGTGATGAGCAATACGGTAAGCAACCGCACGCGCCTTTCATTGATTCAGGCCGCGAAGGACGCGCTCGCGTGGATGCTTTCAAGCGGTGTTGCCGCGACGGTAGACGTTGACGCGACGATTCAAAACGCAAGCAGGATTGACCTTTCAATCATCATAACAGCCCCGGACGGTGACGAATCATTTACATACGCCGTCAATTGGGACGCGCAGACGGCGGAATTATTGGAGGCTGAATGACCATACCGACGATCGTTGAAATCAGAGATCAGATACTAACCGACATACAAAGCGGCTTGAGCCTCGACGCCGCACCGCTTCCGCGCTCAACCTTTGGCATCATTGCAACGGCAATTGCCGGAGCGCTTGCGGTAGTCTACCGATTCGCCGCGTGGGTGGAAAAGCAGATATTCACGCAGACCGCAGACTCCGCCGCGCTTGTATTGCGCGCGAACGAGTACGGCCTTACCCGCACGCCCGCAACCAAATGGATCGGCACAATAACCGCGACCGGCACCGATGGCACCGTGATAGCATCGGGCACACTTTGGACGAAAGATAGCGGAGTCTATCAAACGACCGCATCAGCGACGATCTCGGGAAGCACTGCCGTAAGCGTTGAATCGCTGACAACCGGCGACGCGATCAGCCTTGACGTGGCCGACGTTGTGACGCTCGTGTCACCACAGGCAGGCGTTGACCGCTCGGCAACCGTGGCAACCGTAACGCAGGCTGGCGAGGATCAAGAGACGCTATCAAACTTCCGCGCCCGCATACTTTCACGTCAGCAAAACGTGCCGCAGGGTGGCGCAATTCCTGACTGGATCGGCTGGACAATTGAAGTGCCGGGAATCAGCGAGTGCAAAGTTGACCGACCGGCGGCAGGTAGCATCACGGTGTACCCGCTCACAGACGACGCGGACCCCGCGAATCGAATACCAGGCGGCGCGAAACTCACCGAGGTTGAAACCTACATCAGCGACCCGGAACGCGCGCCAATACGCGCAGGGAGTATCACGGTCACTGCACCAACAGAAATCAGCTTCGACGTTGACATTTCCGACCTTTCGCCCAACGACGCGACTACAAAAGCCAACATTGAGGCCGCTATTGAGGCGCACTTGTACAGCCGCCGCCCCAAGCAGTACAGCGACGAACCCGACCCGCGCGACGTAGTAAGCGCCGCGAGATTGTCAGGTATCGCGGTATCCGCAGGCGCTGAGGTTGCTACGGTGGACCTTAAAAACGCGGGCGGCACGTCAATCACAGACGCCACGCTCGCCATCAATGAACTCGCAGTACTGAGGACGCTCACGTGGATTTGATGAAGCGGGTACTACGGCGACTTGTCCCGCCGATATTCGGAGTCACGGTCAAGGCGCTACTTGACGCAATCGCCGCAAGCATCGAATCAGCCCGCGTGAAAATCGCCGCCACCGTCACGGAAAGCAACCCCGGCACAGCGGACACAACCCTTGCCGAATGGTACGCAATGTTGGGCCTGCGCTACGACGCGACATTGACGCTCGCAACCAGGCAGGCACTCGCGCGACAGGCGTACATCAGCATCGGCAGGCAATCGCTCAACGCACTGAATGACGCGCTACAGATCGCATTCCCTGACGTAGCAATTGAGCCGGTGCAATTCGACACGGAACAAATGGTCGGCATCGGCATGGTTGGGCAGCTACAGGTGCAGGATTATCCCTCGTGGTACGCGGGTGCAGTAGATGGAACCTACCCGCTCGCATTCTACCGCGTGACAGGTGCCGTCAACGACGCGGCAGAACGCACCGCGCTACTCAATCTTTTAGACCGCATCGCACCGGCGGAAATGGAGCCGGAAACCGGATCACTGACAATCAGGAATCAAACAGAAACAGCAGAGGCGGGGCTTGCAATGGTCGGGCTCGCGCAAGTTGGACGAACCAAGGAGGACGCATAAATGAGAAAGATAGACGGACCGGGCCACGTCAGCAACGAGTTTGTTGACTACGACGCGGTAACAAACCCGAACGGAACCGTCGTTACAGCCGATTGGGCGAATGACGTACAGGATGAATTGCTCGGCGTGCAGGACGCCATGAGCATCGCGGAAGCGGCTGGAACTAACGAATACGTCGCCGCCGCAATAATCGGAATGAGCATCCGCTACGGGACCAAGATCGGCTTCGTTGAGGCTGACTACGGGAGCGAGGTGCAGTCACCG